TACGGCATTAAAGAATTGCATCGCCTACACGCAGCGTCAAGCCTTGCATTTGATACAGAAACACTACAGCTTCAGCCAGAAAAAGGTAAGCTGAGATTGCTTCAACTTGGTTCTTATACCTTAAAAACTATAGTTGTTATAGACTGTTTTGAACTAACAGAAAACAACTGGAATTACTTACAAAGATTCTTTACTAACGGTGCTAGATTTTGGCTTGCACATAACGCAGTCTTTGATCTTGGTTGGCTCCAAGAACATGATATTGATGTTCGGGGAAAGGTCAGATGTAGTATGTTAGCAAGCCGTCTACTTACTAATGGCATACCAAAAACTCAGCATGGTTTAGCTCATGTTGCAAAGAGATATTTAGATTTAGATATTTCAAAAGAACAACAGGCTTCTAATTGGGGTGCTGATGTTCTGAGTCAGGCTCAACTTGAATATGCTGCTAAGGATATAGAAGTATTACTTGAGTTGGATCAAATATTAGATCAAAAAATACAAAACGATCAACTTATGGAAGCCTACACATTAGAGTGTTTAGCTTTACCAGCTATGGCTCAGATGTGGAGAACTGGCCTTCCCTGGAATCGTTCTGCTCTTGAGCAAAGACGTGTTGATTATGAAGATGATTTAAAAGAAATGTCTAAAGAGTTTCTTCGTGAACTTGATAATGCTTTACCAGAAACAGATAAGTTACCACGAGAGCGTGATGGATCGTTTAATTTACGTGCGAAAGACGAAGGTTCTATACGATTAGGAACTAAAAAGTATGCAGGATTTAATATTAATAGTCCTAAACAACTATTAGAAAAATTTACTTTAATACTTGGCACTCCACCTGTAGATGCTACTGGTAAACCCAGTGCCTCAAGACAAACACTTAAATCTTTTGCTGCTGATTCTGAGATCATTCAAACTTATTTAGTTTGGAAAAAGACAGAAAAGCGTAGACAAATGATTACAAGTATCTTGGAAAAGCTAGATGATAAAGGTTACGTTAAAGCCTCCTATATGCAGTTAGGTGCTGATACAGGAAGAATGTCTAGTATCAAACCAAATAATCAACAGATACCTAGAGATTCTGAGTTTAGACAGTGTGTAGAGGCTCCAGAAGGTTGGAAGATAGTTGATGCTGACTTTTCACAGATGGAGTTACGTCTTGCTGCTGCTTTAGCTAATGATGAAAATATGATCCAGGCTTTTATTAGAGGAGAAGATTTACATGACTATACTGCTGAACAAATGGGCTGTGATAGGCAGATAGCTAAGTCAGCTAACTTTGGTTTGCTCTACGGAGCAGGAGCAGAAGGCTTGCGTAACTACGCTGGTAGTAGTGGTGTTTTGATGACGCTCGAAGAAGCAACAACAGTTCGTGATAACTGGTTGCGTACTTATAAAGGTGTCCACGCTTGGCAGAATAAGAATTATCAGATTGCAAAAAATTCTAACGGTAATGAATGGGCCGAGACTCGTATTCCTTTATCGAATATGCGTAGGTATCTTAAAGGTGATCTTAACAGAGTGACAGTAAGATGTAATACTCCGATCCAGGGTGCTGGTGCTGCCATATTAAAGTGTGCATTAGGAAACTTATGGACAGAAGTGAAAGCTTGTGGCGAGGATAAAGTAAGGATTGCAGCAGCAGTACATGATGAATTAATACTTTTGGTTAAGGAGCAGTTTG